GCGCGCCGGAGTGACGATCCGCGCCCTGCATCACTACGACCGGCTGGGGTTGCTGAAGCCCAGCGGCCGCACTGCAGCAGGGTATCGGGTGTACTCGGTGGAAGTGCAAAATACCCAATGTTTATGCGGGTTCTGTATTTAGCGCTTGCTTTTTATCTTATTTTCCACTTATACTCTTTTCATGAGCAAATCACTGCTGGATGAACTCACGGCTTTCAACCTTGCCCTCATGGCACTTAACCTACAGCCCCGCCCGCGCAACAATAAAAAAGGAAAATCCTAATGAAACTACCCAAGCAAATCGTGGTCGGTCAGGATGGGATCGGCATCCGGATTTATTCGCAGCACAGTGCAAAATGCGAACATCGGGACAAGGGTGCAGGGTACATGAAATGCATTTGTTGGAAATGGATGCAGTTCCAGCGGGGAGGCAAGCAGGTTAACCAAACCACTCACAGCCGATCCATCTCCGGAGCCACGGATGCGGCATTGAAAATGGCTTTGGAGTTGAGCGGCAAAGCTCCCGTCGCCCCAGTCGCTCCCGTGGTCAGCCCCATGACCGTGGAGCAAGCAACCAAAGCGTGGCTGGCGAACCGTACACGGGGCAACAAAAAGGCATCCTTGATGGGGCGTGTTCTGGTCGAATGGCTCAAGGATCAGAAACCTTCGCCCATCATCTACCTCAGGGAAATCACCATGCTGATGATGGACGAGTTTTATGCCGCCATGCGAAAGCGCTTCGCCTGTGACACCAGCACCAGCTTGAAAGTGCACTGGTCTCTGATCAAGAATTTTTTCGCCTATGCGGTTTCCCGCTTCCCCGAAACCCTGCCCAAGTCCCCGCTGGCCCCCCGCAAGATCGAAGTGGACCCGGTGAAGGTCGTCATCCCTGAAGAAAAGGACATTGAGGTACTCCTCCGTGTGGCCGACCGACCAGAGACTCAAGAGGAGTTGCTATACATGCAGACCCTCCTGCACATGGGGCAGGCTCCCATCGACACCGTGATGCTCCGGCGCTCCGATCTCAAGGGCTGCCATGCTAGCGCATTGCGAAGCAAGACCCGGCGCAAGAACAAGCGCTTCAGCGTTGATCTCCCGTTGTGGCTCGTGGATTTGCTCAAGGCATCCAGCTTCGGGCACAAGGATTATTTTTTCTGGGACGGAAAGGTGAAGCCCGACAGCGCAGTCAGGGGGTGGTACGAACGGCTTCAACCCATCTTCGCCGCAGCCAAAGCGAGCAAGGATTGGAGTGGAGTGGACGAAGAGGGCAGGCCGTTCGATATGCACCCCTATTTGTTTCGCCATTATTTCATCAGCAGCCAGATCGCAGATAGCTTCTTCAGTGACGAAGTTGCGGCGATGGCTGGCAACAGTGTGGCGGAAATCGAAAGGACCTACGCCCACAAGTTGGCCAAGGGGCTGAAGAGGGTTAAGGCAAAACAGGTGGGGATTTGGCTCTCACAAGGCTTGGACGAAAACGGCAACGAACTGGTGCAATGACCTTTCGTAATATCCGATAAATCGGCCCTCCGCATCCTCCGGTGCTTCTAATGCTCGAAAGGAACGAGCATGGAAGAAACGGCATATTACAGCGTGAGCATGATTGCAAAGCGATGGCATTTCTCGGAAGCCAAGACTAGTCAAGTGCTGGAAAAATACCGGGGGCATACGGGCTTCATGGACTTCGGACCCCAGAACCGGAAACGCAAAAGGAAATACGCAATTATCAGGATTCATCCCGCATTGCTGAAAGAGATCGAGGGCGCGTTATCGTAGTCGCGTTATAATGGAGGAAATTATGACTAAAATAATGATTGACAGCATCGTGGAGTGGGAGGGTGAGCAGTGGACAGTGGGGAACTTCTGCCCGGAAACTCAGGAGTATGGTTTGGTTGACCGTGAGGGCGGTCCCAATGAGGATGGAGATTGGCGCATGGTTTTTGTGAAAGAAGCCGATCTCGTAAAAGTGAACGGGGTGACGCAGTGAACATCGATGAGCGCTTGGAACGGCTGACCGAACGGCACGAGGCTTTGACCCTGAGCTTGGAGCTAATGCAGGTCGAAATGCGGGCCAATGCCGCAGAGACCGACCAGCAAATTAAAGCCTTGACCAGCAGCATCAAGGACCTCCGGGACAGCACTGACAGCATCGCTATAGGTACCCTCAGGCTTCAGATGACAGCCGAGGAACATGAGCGCCGTTTGGACAGGCACGAAAATCGTTTGGATAATTTGGAAGGGTGATTCATTCGACTTCCCAAAGGGAGCGCTTGAAAAAGCCGCTCCTTTTTTTATTTCCGGCTTGAGGTCATTCCGCACACTCGCAGGCGGGTACAAACATGGCCACACCTTCAATAGCGCCGACCTCGTCTATGGCCGGGTGCAAATCGTACTTGAATCCGCAGGATTCGCACCTGATAGTTAAGTCATCGGCAAAGGGATAGGGTACAAACAATTTGCTCGTTCCGATAGTGATTTCAGTTTTCATAAGGTTTCTAATACTGGCGGCTCTTCCTCATTTTTATTTTCCGCGTTAGAATAGGGGATTATGACGTTTGCAAACGCAATCCGTGGGGTGAAAGGTAACGATGGCAATCTCTATCGTGGATGCTTCGAAGATCACGGCTACGGGGACAAAGTAACCATTCAGAAAAAAGTTCCCGGTGTAAGGGGCTGGCAAACCGTGAGATACAACCTATCCGGTTGCATCGAAGAAAACCTGCAACGTTTCCTGTCGTCACTTTGAGTTTCATTCGACTTTTACTGATATGGCCGACAACATCACTCTCGGTAAGGAGATCGCCAGCCTTTGGGGACTGGCGGAAATCCACTGCACACGGGAACAAGCACGTTCCTTGGCTGGAGCCATCCAGCAAGCCACTGACCCCACGGTCGGGATTATCCTCAACCTCACTCCGGAAAATGTCCTGATCGATTTCACCGTTGCCTAGCGCTTAAATTTCCCCACGATGAAAAAGCTATGGTTCTTCCTAGCATGATGTTGCAATTCCTGCCGCTGCATCGGGGCATGATCCTGCACCAACACCAGTAAATCTAGCACTTCGAATCCGAACAAAGTTAGCAGTTGAGTCAGTTCCATATGGCTCCAGCATTGCTTACCGGATTCAATTTCATCCTGACATTTGAGGATGATGATTCCGGTCCGGGGCTTCAGGACTCTACTCGCCTCGATGATTCCGGAACCATACAATCTGATGATGCCCCAGTGATCCAGTGCCGCTGTGCTCACGTTGTTGTAATTCTTTTGCAGCCCAGCGTGGAGAGTTTTTCCGCCATGACAATAGGGCGGATCGAGCACAAGGCAATCAATGCTGTGATCCTCATAGGGCAGATGGCGGAAATCGGTTCCGGTAAGTAAATCGCTGGGGCGCAAATCATATTTCGAGGTATCCACCTGCGACCAAAATGCACCCCGGCCCCATGTCACATCCGCAATGATGCTGCCCTCCTTCACATACATTTTAAGGATCGAGGGGAATATGTCGGCGTTGCTTCCAGTCATGCTGGTCAGTATCGGTTTCGGTGCATCCACCCCGACTAATACTGATTTATCCCTGTTCACACCCAGAGTATACTTTTGGGTTTTCGGTTTTCGCTGGAGCCAACTGGCCGGGAATGAACTACATCCGGTCCGGTATCTCAGGCCCTGTTAGGGTTTCTTCGCAAGTCGATTGCTTGCTTCAGGGAAGGGAAAATCCACCGGGGTGATTCATGGGCTATCTTAAGCCTGTCTGCCGATCTCCGGCAGCACCACAGCCCCGGTGAAACTTGTTAGAAGACCTCGTTAAAAAAGGCGGCACTTAACAAGGCACCCAGCCGAGTGCCTGCTTCACGCCCGTTCACATCGCCGACCAAAGTTGAAAGTGCTGAAGCCAACACCATGTACCCGATGTAGTTTGGTAGCTCTGCCCCGTGCAGTAGGTCAAATACCTTACCAGTCCATTCCTCTACTTGCATTATTTCTTGTGGTGTCATAATCCTCCCGGTGAGACTCTTAACTAGCGGCTTCCTCGTCCTCTTCCGCTTCATCTTCTGCAATGGGGCTATCGCCCATGGCCAGTGCGTAAAGCTCGGGGTATAAATTGTCATAGTCTTCGTGCATGCTGTGATCGTCCAATACCTGCATCAACAGTTCTTCGCACGCTTCCAGTTCCTTCAATCGTTCCTCTGTAATGATTTTCATTATTTCCTCCGTTCACAACCTTAGAAGCTGTGGAGGGGTCGGAGGGTTTAGTGAAAGGTTTGTGTACTAAAGAAATGTTGCGGCGAAAAAGAATTCGCGTACCGTGGGGGAATGATCCCACCCAAAAGTTTGCACGATCTTTTCTCTCAAATGAAACATTTGGCCATTTATCCACCGGATGCCAAGACCGCTAAATACCCCTGCGAAATTGAGACCCTTGGGAAGAAGTGCGAGGGGCATGATATTTATGCCCTGCATTTTGCCGATGACTCGGGTAATAACCTCGACACATTTTTATGCGCCAATCATTTTAAGGTGCTGATGCTGCCCCATTTACCTAAGGAATTGAAGGTACAACAATCTTAGTAGGAATCTTGCAGGAGGATGCGCCTATTCCAAATACGCTTCAGGCGCTCGACTTCGGCCCAAGCATCACTGGAACGATTGATGTGCAATTTTTCCAGCAGGATAAACATTTCTGTGGCATCCCTTAGGTCCCTTGGGGTGCTGGCATGACGCTGAAACATCCGTTGGAGGGTGAGGATAAGGCCCTGTGCTTTAGGGATGTCGTTGGCATGAGGATCATCAATGGGTTCATCGAAAACGGGATCATTATCCGGGGCTTCAGCAAGTCCCTGAAGTTGTTGGAAATACTGGCGCTTCAAGCATCGGGCGCAATCGTTGTACCCCCATTTGCAGGGGGATTCATGGCAAGTCTCACACAGTAGAGTATCTATCATAAGATAAATGTTCCTTTTGCCCCGGTCGGTTCCAGCCGATTTCGGGGCTTTTTTATTTGGGGAGCAGATTGGAGAGGTCATGGCCTGACCTCCGGGGCCTCACGGCATTCCGGTTCTGCTCCCTTGTCTAGGGGGTCGGTAGCGAGAAAACGACAATGAATAGTTTTTTAACTATCGATTCGGAGATGTATGGCAAAAGAAAATGCTTTTGAACCAGTGTTTGATTACAAGGCGCAGTTGCAACAATTTCGCCTTCAGTTGTGGCAACGCCTAGCGGCTTATGTGGAACAAAATCCCCGCATCCGATTAACCGAGATCGCACGGGCCTTTAACATAAATGTGCATACCGTGCAGTTCGCTATGGCGAAAAACGGGGTCAAGCGAGTGCAGGGGTGCAAGACATGGCACTACCCACCGAAGGCCCAATGAAAATCCCCAATTCGGCAGTATTAAACAAGAACACCGTAGCGTCTCCTGCGGCAGCAGAGAGATTTTGTTTTCCTTGTGGGGCTTCTGGTACTCGAATCCCAGAAGCCCACACAAGATTCGAGAGGAAAAATGATTGACACTGATACCCCATCCAATGGGGCGGCAAACGAAAAACTAATCCAGCAAGCCCTCCAAGTACTTTTCCAACCCAACAATCTGGTTGAAATTCGGGGCCGAAAACTCGACAAGAAAATCGGGTTATTAGGCTTCCACACCGACCGGACCCAGATGGCTCACATATTATCGACGGGCAGTGAGGGTGGGGAGTATGAGGCCTTGTGGTATACAATCCAGCGCCTCAAGCCAGATATTGATCTTCGGCAAAAAGAGGAAAACAAAAAGGCCACCGACCGAACGGATATACTTTCCTACGAGTGGTTGGTCATCGATGTTGACCGCAAGGATGAAGAATTCAAGAAATTAAATGCTACAGACGAGGAACTGGCAGAGCTTCATCGAGTGGCGCTACTGGTTATTGCGTGGCTCCAGTCGAAGGGGTTCCCCGAACCAATTTTGGCTTGCAGTGGCAACGGCTGGCACATCCTCTACAAACTCAACCATCTGCTGCCAACTGAGGAATATCTCCTAAAAAATGTGCTGCGTTCCGTCTGGTACCGTTTCATTGCGGAACCTGTGGCCGTGATAGACACCAGCCTCGCAGAACCCGAACAAGTAATCAAAGCCTACAACACCCAATCCCGCAAAACCCCCGCCGATCATCCCGATATTGGTACAAGGCCATGGCGTTTTTCCTATCTAGAATCCGTACCAAGTGAGATTATCCCGGTCAGCCATACAAATCTAGAATCGGTGGCTGCCATCGCACCACCCGTTACCCACACTAAACGTGGAGATATGCCACCACTACATGATGATTTTGATTCAGAAGAGTTTTTCGAGTGGTACGAGGGACAAGAAGCCTTCAGGATCACCGGGGAAACAACATGGCAGGGTCGCCCCGTAAAAATTACAGATCATTGCATCATGGTGGGTCACAAACATACTGGTAGTGGGCTCACTGGCTTCATTGTAGGGGATACATTCGGCTACCATTGCTTCAGTGATGATTGCACTGGCGTCACCATTAGCGATGTGTTACGTAAGCTGGCGGATGAAGGATTCGAGGCTTACCCCGGTGCGATTTGGAACAAAGAACCTCTCCTCGAAACCGTGGAATGGGAAGATGTGGTGGATGAACCTCCTGCACCCGTCCCTATTCCGATTGATCAAAAGAAAGGCAAGCATGGGCTAACCCCGGAAGGGGAGGCCGCATACGAAGCCCGCAAACAGAAAATGGCCGACCTACGAGCGGAGATTAAGGAAGCGGAACAAGACCCAGAACCAGAACCAGAACCAGAACCAATAGCCCCATCAGAAACTAGCACAGTCATCTACGCTGCCCACAGCAAAGAACTCAAGCAAACTGCCAGTATCACTGGGCATCTGGCTTCCACTGTCACTCCAGTGCCCATCCGTTGGATTTGGCCCGAACGTTTTCCCGCTGGCAAGTTAGCCCTATTGAACGGCCCACAGGGTAGCGGGAAATCCATGCTATTCGTGGATATTATCGCCCATGTTACGACTGGTAAAGATTGGCATGATTGCAAGAACACCTTGGGTCCGAAAAAGGTTCTGCTGGCATCTACCGAAGACGATGAAAAAGATACCATCATTCCCCGGTTGATGGCAGCCGGGGCCGACCTCAACATGGTGATCATACTGGACAAGGTGAGGATTGAGGAAATGATCGAGGGGAATAAAGCCAAGTCGGTCATGCTTAACCTCAAGGCGCATACCAAGTTGATTAAAGGTCTGCTGCGGAAACACCCAGATGTGGCGCTCATCTTACTTGATCCTATTACTGCATTTTTGGGAGTAGATGAGACTCGGGATAAAGACACCCGACCAGTGTTGGAATCTCTGGCAGATGCCATGAGCGGTACTCTTGCCACTCTGATCGGGATCATCCACTCCAACAAGATGACCAAGGGGAGCGCCGGGGATAAGGTCAAAGGCGGCAGCAGCATGTTAGGGGTGGTACGCACCGCTTGGGCCGTAGGGCGTGATCCCGAGGATAAGAACCAGCGATACATGGCGCTCATTAAAGGCAATGTGCTTAAGAAGGAATCCGGACTGAAGTTCACCGTGGAGAACAAGGTACTGGATGAGTCCACAGGGCTAGAGGCTGGGTATATCGAATGGGGCGAAGAGATGGATGAAAACGCCAATGATATGTTGTCAGCCTCACGATCCAAAGCGGAGGAACGGGTAGAGCCCAAGGATTCCAAACTTGAAGCTGCCAAAACTCTGCTCCTTCGGGAACTGAAGGATGATGGCTGGAGATTGCTAGCCGACATTCATAAAGTACGAAAAAAGGAAAACATCAGCGAGGGCACCCTGAAGCGGGCAAGGTATGAATTGGGGATCATCTATGACGGGGGTAAGGGTCACAAGCCATGCAAGATTGCCCTTGCAGGTACCGAGCATGAGGCTGAGCCAGTGTATCCCCCGGAGCCTGACATTCCGGGCTCTGAGGTGCTTTAGGTGTCCAAATGGTTGAGTTTTAGGTGGCCAAGGTTGTGGGCACGCTTTTTATGGCCACCAAGGACACCTACATATTCTGACATTAACATATACATAAATAAAGGACTTATAGGTGGCCATGAGTTGGTGGCCTTGGTGGCCAAGGTGGCCATGGGAGTACGCCAGTTGGTATGGCCACCAAGTAGGGACAACCATGCCCAAACGAGTAATTTTGGGACTGGAGGCCGGAGTATTGAAGATTTGGAGGATGTATGAAATCAAAAAACATGGTTCAGGTTGAACGTGATGCTCACTGGGAATCAAGGCGTTGGTATGGGTTTGGGCAGATTGTGGTTGATGCTGTGGCTTTGCTGAATTCCGTAAGTAGTTTTGGAGGTCCGCCGACTGAGGCAAAGAGCCGGGAGATGCAATCTGCAATGAAAGTTGCGGCCCATTCTCTTCGCCCTGTTTTGGACGCATTGAATGATGAATTTTTTGCTTGGCAGCATATTGATCCTGAGTATATTGAGGCTTCTAATAAAGACATTGATGAATTGCAGGCAGAAGTTGACCAATACAAGCATGGCGAACTTATGAAAACAGCGACGGACTACTAACCATGAACAAACCAATGCCCAAATGCGATTTGTCCAAATGCTTGCCATGTAATATCAAGTTTTTGGAGGCGGTGAACGCCACTCTAGATGGCCACGGTGAACGGACAAAATGGCAGCGTGCGGGACTTGATTTAGTCGTTGCTAATTTACGCTCGATGGTAGACGCTGAGGCAGAGCGGGTCTGTGAGTTGGTCAATCAGCAGATTGAGGTAGTGCAATGAGTATTAAACCTTGGACACGCTTTCCTGTTTGGTTCACGTGTCCAAAACCCCGCCGAGGGGAAATGCTCGGGGGAGGTATCGTTGGACGCGAATATCCCCGAGCATCCCTCGGTTTAACTTGGAGGAGATTATGACAACACAGGAACTCAAGAATCTATTCACACCCCGTGTTGGTAACGAGGAACAAACCCAGATTTTCCACGAAGTCCGCAAGCAGGCCTTAAAACTGGCTGGGACCATGCTGGTGAACTCGCCGGGCTGCCCTGAACAAACTTTGGCAATCCGTAAAGTCCATGAAGCCCTGTTCTATTTCAATTTGGCGCAGACACTAGAGAAGCCCAAGGCACTTGGGGCGGGGCGATGACCATCAACCCAAGGATTAGCAAACTTATCGGAGAATTGTGGGAAGCAATTAGAGCGGATGTCAAGTTGGATGAATGCGCCATGTGGCTTGACCGTAGCACCGTGAGTATTGCTGATGCCATGAGACCTAGTAGGGGTAATGACCCATCCCGCAGCTAAACCTCTAAACCCCTGCTTGCGGCGATTCTGGGACGATCTTAGCCCCCCATCGGCATTAGGTTGGGTATTGACCTATATGCCGCACATTCGTACCAAAGTTTGCGTTGGGTGTCAGCGAGAGTTTGAAACGTCTTGGTCAGTACAGAAGTATTGTTCTAAACGATGTCGCAGTGCTCATACCAATGAGTTGAGTGGGATGGTAAGCAGCCGCTACCCCGGAATGTCAACGGGGACCGTTGGAGCGATTAGTGAACTCAGAGTAGCAGTTGATTTGCTGACCCGTGGATACGAAGTGTTTCGTGCCGTCTCACAATCGTGTTCCTGTGATCTTATCGCCCAGAAGAATGGGGTGCTAATCCGTATAGAATCACGAACTGGGTACCTCTTGAAAAGCGGTAAGGTCACCTACTCGAAACAGCATTTTCACTCTGATCATTTTGCTGTGATTTTGCCAGAGGTGATTATTTATGAACCCTCCCTGCCATAAATCCGCATTCCTATGCTCCGCATGCACCCTTCTGCTGACCAAGCGAGGCGGCAGGTTGAACCCTGAGACGGACCTATGCGAGCAATGCAAGTGGATGTTGGATGAAGCTCACCGAAAAGTTGAGACTAAGTGAATCTATAACATGAAGCCAAGAAAACTGAATCCGCGCTCCAAGAAACTTTGCGAACATCCCCAAACCGTCAGCTACGAGCCAACATTGCCCATTGATCCCATGGTCGAAATCGAAATTGATGAGTCTTCGAGCGATGTCAAAACATGCACTAGTGTTGCAAAATATGTGCTCGGTGGGGTTCATTATTGCGACAGGCATTATTCGCAAGTTACAACCCAGCAATCCGGGGAGTATTCGGAGTACGGTGATCCCGATCCGATTGACCCCAGCTTTTCCATGGGAGATTAAGTTTGGGCGGTTCACATGGCTGCCCATTAGGGCCGCAGGGATGTGTAACTTTCCTCAAGATATTACCTAACCCTGCGGCCTTGTCATTCATGTGGGGGAAACGAGTATTGGTGAATGAAGGAGACAAGTTGATTACCCATTTCAAAAACTGGTTACAGAAAACATTTGGATTATTCCAGCCCCCACGCCAAACAGTACCGGAAGTATGGGGCTGCCCCGATGGACACGGTTCCCTTGATACCTTCCCCCCTCCTTTGAACATAATACTTGCCGGAGCACTCCTAACCAACAAGCCAGCGTCCTGCCCCGAATGTGGTGTCCAATTGGAGAAACTGTGACTTTGCGTGAGCGTATCGCCGCACTAGAACAAATGAATTGGATCGACTATTGGCGGGGCAGAATAGCAACTCATGAGCGAATTCGGAGGACTTAATCTGGCGGAAGCACTAGACGAAGCGTATGGCACAGAGGAGCGCATTGCCAAACTAGAACGCCACATGGCACAGGCTGAAGCGAATACATGCGAATTGCATTCACAGTCTTTGGATGAGCGCCTCACCAAATTGGAGGAGCGCACTGAGGATTTGCAGATTAACGAGGATAGCCGCAGTCGATCCCTGACTGACATCTTCACCCGCTTGGACAAACTGGAAGAGCGCCAGAACGATACGCTGGAATTGCTGAAGATGTTCCAGAAGAAACTGGAAGGGTACAAACTGGATAATGCGGCTTTGGAACATAAAGTGGATTACATCTTGGCAGATTTGCCAGATTTGCCAGAAGACCGCAATAACATTGACCTGATGCTAGATGACTTCGATTCCAACTTACTCGTCACGGAGCGCAATTTCGGGATCAGCCAATGGAGAGAATGGTTGAGTGAACAGAGGGCGAAATCCAAATGACCATACTGCTTGCCACTTCCTATGTTTTCCTGCTTATTCAGGATACATTGACCGTAATCTGGGACCTGTCGCATGTCGATCCTACCCCTGCCCACAACATTCAGTTCCCATTAGTTGCTAGACTCTTTCTAACCATTCCAGCGTTAATCTTGGGCATAGCTTCGATTTGTTTGATGCTCATGGGCCATACATGGCATCACCCCAAGAAATGAAAGCCTTCGTACTGTGCTCTGCTCTGCTCGAACGTCCAATCAATTAGTTCTAATCCCTTCTATGCTTCTAATTAGTTCTAAATTGATTCTAAGGCCCGCAAATCCGACCCTCAATCCCGAATATCCACTTTTTCATAGACCAATGGTATAGTGGTATGGTGGTCATACCACTTTCGAGTCCAGAAAGTAATTACCGTACTCGGATTTGAGCCATTCTAAAGGACTTGCAGCCAATTCCCTCCGTTTTGTCTAGTAATTGTCCTCCATCCCCCCAGAATTCCAAAAATCATATTTCCCCAAACTGTTCCTGAAAGGGGAGCGGGCGGCTGATTTTTTCCCGCGCACGCTGGGGGCATCAGGAGTCCCTAACCCTATTAGATTCGACGGGGCGGAAGGCCCCCAGACACCCTGCCAGCGGCTGTGCCAAGGCTGTTTTTTAAAATCCCTGTTCTTAACAATCCCCAGTAACTCTGCTAATCCGACTATCACCCTCCCTAAGTAGAGAGCCTAACAACAGCCCTTTTTAGCCCTCTCAAAATCTCAAATTTCCCAGTAGAAACGGCAAAAAATGATAACCCTAGTGCCCGATCCTAGCAACCCGAACCGACTTACTCTCACTGCAACAGTCTCGATTTACTTGGATAAGCTGCTGTCCGACGCACTTAGCGACGAAGTAAGTGCATTGGTCAGGCAACAAGCCCGCAAGGACATTCAGACTAACAAGGCGGTAAAGCGTGAGATAGCCCTTGCTGCGCAGCGATTGCTATTGGGGATGCTGGGAGTGGCTACGGGGATTAGTGAGCCTACAGCGGCTCCCCAGCCCCAGCAATCGGCATTGCAGGCTCAGTCGGCTCAGGGTTCCCTACAGGATCAGCAGTCAAGGGGGCAAGCTGGTGACTAAGCCTATTACCCGGACGGAATTGATTCAGAAGATAACCACACGGCTGGAAGACCCCAATCTCAGTCATATCCTCTTTGCCAAGCTGTCGCAGCAACTCCTTGATCTGCGGTTTGACGCTGAAAGGCGGGTGCACCGATCCAAAAAGTGGGTGCTGGACCGGGCGAAGGCACTGGAGGAGAAACGCCACATGGAGCAACTGAGGGAGATGGGCATTGACCCAACGGAACTGGACCTAACCTCCGAGATCGCCAAGATGGAGGCTAAGTGAAGAAGCCCCGCAGATTCGCGACACCGGGGCAAAACGTCAAGATTAGCACGGTGCGGGTTTCCTCCAACGAGGAACTGAGGGAGCTTGCCAAGAAAACGGTAGCCCTCCGTAACCGCTGCCGCACGGACCGGATGTTTCTTGCCAATGAAATTTTGGGCTTCGATTTCCAGCCCTGCCATCAAGAGCTATTCGACGTGTACCCCCCCTTTGATCCCAAGAAGTCTTGGGTGGAACAGAACCCCTGCAAGAACATTATGGTTCTGCATAGCCGGGGTCACTTCAAAAGTACAGCCATCGTGGTGGTACTGGTTCAGGCGATCATCTGCAATCCGGACATTCGGATTTTGCTGATGCAGGGAAATTTGAAAGTCACCCGCATCTTGATGCAGCAAATCAAGGCGCATTTCTTGGGTGAAGCGCTGGGTAGTCGTTTCAAGGAATTGTTCCCGGAGTTTTGCAGCAACAAGAAGGGGCTGGGGGCTGAGCCCAATACTCAGTTCACCACACCTGCTAGGAAAAAGAAACAAATCCCCCAAGCGACGGTTACTTGTGCCTCTTCGAAATCCATTAAGACTGGTCAGCATTATGACTTGCTTGTGGCTGATGATATTCAAAACGAGCTTAATTACAAAAGCCCTCACCTGTTGCAGGGGGTACTAGAAGATTTCACCAACTGCCTACCTTTGCTCGATCCCGGATGTCCTCGTTGGGTCTCTGGTACCCGCTGGTCCCATGGCGATGTGTATGACCAGATACTCCGGTGGTCTGCTGAGAGCGACAAATGGACAATCAGTGTCCGTACTTGCTGGACGGAAGAAACCAAAGATTTGCCCGACCCTGACAAGGTAGTCAGGTTCCCCCGCTTCACCAAGAAGGACGGTCAGCTTGGGGGCTTCCTCAAAGAAGACCTACTCCAGATGCAGCGGGATGATCCGCAGTTCTTTGCCTGCCAATTCCTCATGATGCCAATGCACTCCACGCAGCAAGCATTCACCAAAGAAATGTTCTACAACAACGCCCTGCCTGCCCATGAAGCCCCGTCCCTGAACCAAGCGATTTTCATGTGCGATCTCGCTTCCACGAACACCGAGCATTCCGATGACAACGTAATCCTCTGCGGCAAGACGGATTCCAGCGGTTTGGGCTATTTGGTGGACATGCGAGGCGGGCAATGGACGCCCACCGAAATGGCCATAAACGTAATTGACTTGAGCCTTATTCATCGCCCGGCCAAAATCCTCTTGGAGAAATCTGGGGCGGGAGTTTTCTTTGCTGATGTTCTGCGCCTTGTGGCCAAGGAAAAATCGATATTCCTTCCCATCGATTTTGTGAGGGTGGACACCAAACCGGACGCTAAAAACATGAGAGTGGTCAGCTTTAGCGGGGTGCTCAAGCGCAATAAGTTCAAGTTCTTTTTGGGTCTGAGTAATTTCGACAAATTGGTGGAACAGGCCATAACTTTTCCAAAATCGAGACACGGACATGACGATTATCCGGATTGCCTTGCGCTGCTCTATGGCGAGCTATCCAAGGAACTACTTCAACAACCTGTGAGACCTCGCCCCACCGGGAGCCCTATCTTTCAACTCATTGAGGATCGGCAAACCTTCTTGGGCAAAGTTCTGCGGGAGCGAGAGATGGCGGAAAGTCAAGAGGAAGTGACAGGTCTTGAATGAGTCCAACTTAACTACGGAGAACATAAACAGAGCTATGTACACAGTCTATTTCGCACTCAACAAGACAAACGGCAAAGCATACGCAGGCATGACCAATAGAACTGTACGTCAGCGTTTTTGGAATCACAGGCGGGATGCCAATGCAGGTAGCCAGACGCACTTCCATCGGGCGTTGCGGAAGTATGACAAAGCCGTATGGGATGTGATGGTGATCTGGACGGGCAACAGCAAAGAAGAAGCTCAACAAATTGAGCGGGATGCAATCGCTGGGATGAGACTTCAAGATGATCGCGTTGGTTACAACATGACCGAAGGCGGCGATACGGGTATAGGCGCAAGGATTGGCCACGTTACTTCCGAAGAGACCAAGCAAAAAATTCGTCTTGGTAACGAAGGGCGGGTTAGGACGGCGGAAACCCGGCAGCGTAATGCCGACGCCGCAAGAAAAACCCGCAACCACCTCGGCCACAAACATTCCGAAGAATCGAAAGCCAAAATAAAAGCCGCTACGAGCATGGCTGTCAAAGCATGGTGGGCAGCTAGAAAACAGGTAAACAACCAATGAGCGGCTTTGAAACCCTCGATCAAGCAATAAATGAAAGTGAAGCGTTAGCGCCGATTACTCCTGATGAGGTGCGCACCGCCGAAGAGCAGTGGGATGATGCCACGGCACTCGGGATCGTGCTGCAAGACACGCAATCCTCATTGGCCTACCTGCAATCGAAGGGCTTGGTTCCGATGGGACTGGAGAATGCAGATGATATGGTCCGTGCATTCAATAAGCCCCGTCTTTGGGCTGATGGCAAGCCCCGAGCCAACCTCTCGATGCACGTAGTTTTGCAGGCCATTGAAAAAATTCTCCCGCAACTATTCATGAGTTTGTTCGGGCAAGGGAAGCGTCGTCCTTTCATTGTTACCCCTACTGGTAAGACCCCTCCGGAAGCTGCTAGGGCGAATGCCTCATTGCTCAGTTGGGCAATGAAGGAAAGCAACCTAAAAGAAGAAATGAGGGTTGCATTAAAAACTGCTCTCACTTACGGCTTCGTTGTTACTTCGTGGGGATGGGAAAGTAAGTCGCAGCGCAAGAAGGTATACGCCAAGAAAGATGGCAAGATGGTCGGCACACTGAAGAGTGTACCCATCGAAATTCCGACCTTTGAATGCTTGGACCTCCACATGGTTCTGTTTGATCCGGGCTTAAAGCGTCAAGACGTATGCACGGGCGGGGCTAAGTTTGTTGTGAAGCAATTCATGACCACGGGGTATGGCTTGTGTGATCTCAGGGAGACGGGGCTTTACAAAGACCTTCCCTCTGATGACGAGCTTGCGCTGTTCTTGGCCAACATGAGCGAGCCCACTGAAGATAGTATGCGTGGAGCAAAAAGGGTTGGTTGGAGAGAATTCCAAAGCGAGTTAGATACTAAAGCGACCTCCAAAGACCCAATGCAACAGCCATTGGAGATTCTGGAATGGACTTCCAAAGATCGAATCGTCACGGTGCTTCAGCGCAAATTAGTTATACGAAATGAGGCCAACGAGTGGGGGCGTTTGAATTTTAATTCTTGCGCGTTCGTTGATGTACTGGGATCGGCATGGGGCTGGGGAGTAGCCAAGCTTCTTGCTGGAGAGCAAAGGTTACAGGCTGGGGTCATGAACAACTATGTTGATTCCCTTGCCCTGACCTTGAACCCAGTGTTTCAGTTGCTCAAGGGATTAGGTCCGGGAACCCAAAATGTACCCCTCTCCCCCGGCAAAATAATCAACGAGAGCGGCGAATTGAAACCATTGCTAGTTCCCAGCGTTACTAAAGAAGCACTTGAAGCAGTAAGCACCAGCGATCAGCGTGCGGGCGAGAAGGTTGCTGCCAATGGCGGAAGTTCAATGACACCCGGAATTGCGCGAACGGCTGCTGGTGTAAGCAGTTATGCGGGGGATATTACGACTCGTCTCCAGTATTTTCTTGAGATTTTCATCAATTTGATTTACTTGCCAACCCTTGAAGCCTATCTAGAAATGCTCCATGACCATCTGGAGGTAGAGCAGGTGAACGAAATCCTTACTACCGAAGAAGGTAAGGCGTATCAAGGCGATATTACCGACGTTTACAACGCTGAGTTGGATATTGATGTGCTTGCTGGCTCTA